CAACCCGGTCGTTTACGTCCTTCAGAATATCCGACAGCTTATCCGCCTCGATGCCGACCGTTTGCGCACCCGCTGCCCAGCCCTGGAACTGCTCCGGGTCTGCATTAGCAACCGCCGCCTGCTTTTGCACCTCAAACGCCCGGTCCATCGCCGCATTGGTCGCCGCCACAGCCCCGGCCGCCGCCGCAGAGGCCGCCCCGATCGCGGCGAACTTCACCCCGCGCGCAAAAGCGGCCAGCTTGGCATTGGCCCGCTGCACCTCACGCGGGATCTTCTGGAACGCCTTCTCACCGGCCTCACCGACACCACGCAGCTCGCCCTCAACCTGCTTACCGCCACTCGCCGCCAAACGCACCGAGACTTGTTTCGTAGACATTTTGGACCTCTCGAATGTCTTGATTTATGTATCATCAGATGATACATGGCGTCATGATCATCAGTACGCGTGGAAAGCTTGCCGCTGGGGCTGTTCAAAACCGTTTCGGCAAGGGGTTTCCTGCCGATTTGGTCAAACGAACACGCGCGATGCTTTCAGCTTTGGATGCTGCGCACGTGCTTGAGGATTTACGGTTTCCGCCTGGCAATCACTTAGAAGCGCTGAGCGGAGATCGCGATGGACAACATTCGGTGCGCATTAATGGACAATGGCGCATCTGTTTTATCTGGACGGATCAAGGCCCAGCCGAGATCGAGATTGTGGATTACCATTAGAAAGAGGATGACCATGAGCTTACTGACACATCCGTCCCATCCAGGTGACGTGCTTAACGAGCTTTATCTCACGCCGCTTGAGATGAGCGCCATCACGCTGGCCTCTCACCTTGACGTGCCGCGCACACGGATTGAACGTCTGGTTAAAGGACAGACATCCCTTACCGTGGATACCGCCATGCGGTTGGCGCGTTTTTTTGGCACCACGCCAGAATACTGGATGAACCTCCAGAAGGCTTGGGATCTTGCCCGCGCGCGCGAGAGCATTGATGTCTCAAAAATCAAACCCCTCGAAGCCGCCTGACCCATCAGGATCAGAGACATTCAGTTTGCGCACCATCACCGCCTCGATCGACGGCAACAGCTCTGCGATCACCCGCGGTGCAATCCCGAGCGCCGCGCCCAACTGCAAGGTCGCACTCATGTCCCAGCCCGTGACCGCCCCGCCTTCAGCGCCGGTCACAACCCGGACCTGCCCCCCAAGACGCTGCACCAGATCCCAGATCTGCCAGCCCTCGAGCGTTTGCGGCGCGTTTAGACGCCTTGGGCAGTCCGAACAGCTCGAGAGTGGCGCCCCCCAAAGACTGCGCCCATCACATGGGCACGCCGCGCAATAGTCACCGCCCCCGCCGAACTCCCAGTCGGCGAGAGCGGTCAGCCGTTTTTTTCCGCGTCCACCAGCATCGCGCCAGCGACCACCTTTTCTTGGAAAGCTTCAAACATCGGCCAAAGATCGAGCAACGCACTGATCCAGTCTTCCGAGACGGGCACAGGCGCGCCAGCCTCATCGCCGACGCCCTCCCACTCTTCGATCACCAGCCCAGCTATGATCTTGGCCACGACCAATGCGATGGTATCGTCATCAGGATCTTCAACCTCGTTCACAACTGCGGTGACCCGTGGGCTGGAGCGCGCGGCCAGCATCATCGCTGAGGTCAGCGGTTTCACCTTGAGCCGCACGCCGCGAGGCAGATCAACCCAACGGGACTCATGCGTCAGATTCAAACTCAGCATCAGTAAGCCTCCACAGCATTGACCAAGGTCACCATCACCATCGAAGACCCGTCCGCTTGCTGCGCGGCTTGCCAGTCAAAGCTCACCTGCACCCCTTGTGGGCCTTGGATTTCCCGGCGCGGGCGCGGCAGATATACCGTCGGCACTGAGACGGTCAGGCTCTCGCCTGAGGCCAGCTCATAGGCAAACTCAAGCGCGCAAGATGTGCCATTCACGGCTTGGGTCAACAATGTGGTGTCGGCAAAGCGTACATCAATCTTGCCGGTCATCGCTGCAATAGAAGGGTCAGCCCCGTCGATCTTGCCATCGGCACGGATCGTCTCCACCCGATCAAGGTTATTGGCATAGGCAATCTCGGCCGACACAATATTGCCAATGGAGACCCCATTGCGTTTGATCAATCCGTTAAAATGTCCAAACCGCTGCAGGGTCACATTCGCCAAAGCCCCAGCCCCAGAGCTGGTGGCCAAATCCTCCCCCTGCGCCACGATATCGACTGACGCTGTCAGCAGACCAGAGCGCGCCATCGACCAACTGAGCTTATCCACCACACAGCCCGCATAGATCGCATAGATCGGCACTTCCGGCAGCCCCGTCTCAATCGAGAATGACGGCAGCGTCCAGTTTCCGCTTTCAAACACATGTGTGTAAGGGTCAGATCCCGTGGTTGTCGGCGCCCCAAACGCCGCCTTCAGCCACATCCCAAAGGCATGAGCATCAATCGGCACCACAACAGTGCCATCCGCTGTCACCGCATCCTTCTGCGGGGCCAAAGGATCCCTGCCGTAGCCCAGAAGCTCTGAGGCCTGCAAAGGCTGCTCTGCCCCAAGCGAGGCTGTCGCAAACGGCATCTTCGTATATCCCGAACTCGGCGAAGTGCCATACGTCGTTTCAAACGCGAGCGCCATCTGCGCGCGCGCCCCTTGGGCTCGTCCCATGTCACATCCTTTCTGTTACGGCGTGAGTTGTCGCTATTATCTTGACTTTTTTGAATAAACTGCCTGATCTATCTGCGGAGGAACGACACATGTCTCTGTTTGCAAAACACGACAAGCCATCTGAAGCTGAACACAATCCCAAAGCGGCTACGGCAAAGGATCAGGCCTACGCGACATCTCGTCCACCCTTGCCAGGGGAGATGCCCGATCCACATCGGGATCGTCGCCATAAGTCCGTTGTCCAATCGGATTTGGTGATTGAGGGGAATCTCAAGACAACCGGTATTCTTGAGTTTGCGGGCACGATCAGCGGAGATGTGAGTGCAGATACGCTCATCCTAAGCCAAGGTGGCCAAATCACAGGCGATGCCAAAGCCAAGCACCTCTCCACAGATGGCGTCATCACCGGCAGTGTGAGTGCCGAGGATGTCACGCTCAAAAGTCAGAGCGTGACCAATGCAGATATTCACTGCCAGAGAGTGTCAGTGGAATCAGGCGCTGAGATTAAAGGCGCTCTTGATTGCAGCCCCCGGCGTCAAAGCTGAGCCCAAAGGAATCCTCGCGTTTTCTGCTTGTGTTGATAGTCTCCCAATAACTCGCTGTCTGGGGGATGAGCAGCAGGGATATCGACGTTTTGGGACTGGACTTTAAAAAGCCGCATCGCAAGAAGGGCCTTTGGAGCCTTATTGTCCTTCTGTGTCTGGTGGTGGCAGCCCTCATCCTCACCCTTGTCATGGCCACCGCAGGGCCTGCCCGTTTGAGCGGGTCCGTTCAAAGAACCGTCGACGGGGATACGTTTCGTCTTCAGGATCTTGATCCGTCTATCCGAATTTGGGGGCTTGATGCGCCTGAGAGGGGGCAACCCGGTGGTGCTGAAGCCACAAACATGCTGCAAAACCTTATTCAGGGGCAAACCCTGACCTGTCGTATCCGTGATATCGATCGCTACGGTCGCATCGTTGGGCAGTGCTTTCTCTCAGGTGGGCAAGACATTGCGGCAGAGATGATCCGTGCAGGCGTGGCCAGAGAGTATTGTCGCTATTCTGGTGGATATTACGGCACCTGCTGACTGTCTTTCACCCCAAGGGGTCTGCTGTCGCGTAATGCAAAATAATCGGAATGATCGCCGCCTTTAGGCTTGGGGCGCCCTCAACAGGCAGGTCCACGGGTTCGGGGGCTTGACCCTCTACCCAATCGCATAGCCCACCCAGAGTGCGATCATCACCATACAAATCACCCAAGCCACGACATATCCGATCAAAACCTTCTTCATGTCCCGCACCCTGTACGACAACCTCCACCTCTGCAACATGCCGATAGTGATAGCGCAGAGGGGATAAGGTGACCTCAGGCTCTCCCGGGTCCCCATCGCGCAGAATGACCAGGCCACCCGCTGGGATACGCTCTGGTAGCACCGCTCCGCGTAAAACGGTGGTGTCCAGCGCCTTCAATCGCTCATAGAAACTGCGCAGGATGGTTTCGCGAATTGAAGGCATGTCACTCCCGGGACACCGGGGGTAGCCCGGTTTCAATGCTCAGTGTCACCCTTCTGGGGCGACAGGTTAGCTAAATGGCGCGGCAGGTTGGATCGGCTGTGCAAGAAGTCAATGATGATGACCTGTACGGCCTCTTCGACAAAGACGACAAAATGCTGTCCAGCGCGCGCAAAACGCAAATCTTCGGGCAGATCCGGATCGATGATCCTGCGGCAATCCTGCGATTGCGCCGTGCCCGCCGCGATATCCCGACAGACGGAGATTAAGTCTTCTTCGTATGCAGCGGCCTGCCGTGTACCAAAGGTTTCAACCGTCCAGATTGCAATGTCGATGAGCGAGCGTTCCGCCGCTCGTGTGAGGCGCCAGGGTTTGGGCATTGTCAGTTCGGATCAAGACTGATTGCGGGCAAGCGCAAAGGTACGGCGCATGGCCTCCTCACCACTGCCATCGGCCAATTCTGCGCGGCGTGCCTGTTCGAGGCCAACCGACAGGCGTGAGCGCAAATCACGGAGTTCCGCTTCTTCGCGTTCTAGAAGGCGAAGTCCGGCACGTAAGGCTTCCGAAGCATTCTGATACCGCCCAGAAGCGATCAGCCGATCGACCAGGTCGGATTGCGTTTCAGTTAGGACTACGTTTCTCGTGGCCATGTCGATCTCCATCAGCATCATTGGCAATATATGCCAATATTGCCTGCCTGTCGACTGGACCCGTTAAGCCCGCCCAGAAACCCATTTCGCCACGATCAACTCCGGAACCGCCGCCTGCACGCGCGCAGCATCCCGCGCCAGATCAAGCCGTTTCTTTAGCTTCACCTGCGGCACCAAGAGAAAGATCGGCACCGTGGCGCGTCCACGTCCCGTCTTTGAGCGCGATTCCACCCCAAGGCCGCGACTGTTGAGCCGCCCATCAGCCACAAGCAAGCTCGGACCGCGGCGGCGATAGACAAAGCGCAAGCGTAATCCGCGGCGGCGTTCCCACTCGCCCGGTGTTAAGGCTTTGCCACGCGTCCCTTTGCCAGCTGCAGGCAGAGGGATGGCAAGCCAGAACCCGTCTTTGGACCGGATCAGAGGTCCTGTATCATGGGCGCCAATGATCTCAGGGGCTTTCGACCAGACAAAAGCTGCAGCACTCAGGCTGTCCCCCGCTTGGGGGTAGGCGCGACTGCGAATGGAATTGCTGAGACGACGCCCGAGACCCGCACCTGTGACCTGAGCCCGCCAATCCCCCTTCAACTCTTGCCCAGCCTCGCGCATCGCAGCACTCACGGCCTGTTCACCGGCTTTGATTTCAGCTGCCATCGCCGCAACCAAGTCAGGGCTGATATCCACGGAGAGTTTCATGCGGGGGTGAGCTCCAAGGTCCAGACCAACCGTTCTCGATCCCGTTGTGGCTCACCTTGAATGAGGAAGGTCTCCTCGCCGATCAAGATCTGCTCTTGCGGTCGCGGGGCTGGGATATCCGCCACCCGAACATCGATCCGGGTGGTGTCAGACAATAGCCGGGCCGCACCAAACGAGGTGATCTCATCTGGGCGGCGCAAGATCCCACTGGCGCGGGTGAACTGCCCCTCACTGTCTCGGTGCCAGATTTCCACCGAGAGATTGGCATCAAGGAACAGCATCCCAAGGGCATCGGCGAAGGCGTTCATCAGGTCCGCTTGGCCGAACGCAGCACCTGCGGCCGAGTGCAGATCGGCAGCGGATTGCTCTCAATCTCAAGCCGCACCCATTCATCACGGTCGCGATCGGGGATCATACGCGCATAGAGCGGCAGGCCCAGCGTATTGACCGTTTCAAACGTATCGGCAGGCGCATGGTAGATCTCGAAGAGACCCTCAACGCCCTCGGGATAAAAATAGGCTTTGTCCGTCGGCACGCCAAAGCCGAGGCCACCGCGATAGCGGCGGAAGGTGATGCCGCCAAAGCTGACTTCCTCGCCCACCCTGCCCCGCAGGTCGGCAGCCGCTGCCGTATTGAGATAGGTCTCACGCACCTCCTTGTGGGCGACCAGATCGGCGAAGAATGCCGAGCCACATTCGGCGCGCAGCTGCACCTGTCCGGCCGCGAGCCCGCCGAGGCTGTCCTCGACGCTTTCGATCAGCGCCTGGCAGCGTTTGCGCAGGGCGCCGGATGCGGGCGACTGATTGTCGAGGTCAAAGTCCACCTCGGCTGCCGGCGTGATGCCAAACTCACTGTAGTAATTGATCACCGTCGCGCCGTCCTTAGGGTCCTTCACCACGCCCTGAATGCCGTTGAAGAGGTGGAACTCGAAGGTGGCCTCAGCGTCGTTACGAAGCCGTGCCATCTTACGCGCCACCTCAGCCTGCACCTGCTGCGTGGCCGTCTCGGACCCAAAATCGCGGATGCCCTGGATTTCCGAGGCCCAAAGCACGTCCTGCTTCTTGAACTGGCGGCAGACAAAGGCGCGCATGTCGCGGCGTTCGGGGATCTGCTGCTCATAGGCCGAACCGCGTTCCGAGAACGGGATCAGCGACAGCGTGCCGTCCCGGCTTTCGATCATCACGGTGCGGCTCCTCACGCCGCGCGATCCAAAGAGGTTTGACCCCGACAGGATCGCCGGCTTGAAGGGGATGTTTTCCAGAGCCCGGGTGAGCTCGATGATGCTGAAGGCGTCGCCTTCAAAGATGTCCATGGTGGCCATGAGCCAGCCTCCTTCTATTTTCGGGATTTTTGTGAAGCCGTGCTCAGGCTCAGCGCAGGATGATGCCGAGCGCAGCAAGGGCCGTGGTGGCAGTGGTGATCTGGGCCTCAGTCGCGCCCTCTGGCCAGATGATCTCGTGGCGATTGACGATGGCGGGGCCGCGCAGGATCACGACGCCAGGCGCATCGGCATCGGTCGCATCCACGCCGGCCCAGAGAATGCTAGCAGCATTTTGGCTGCCGTTCGTCGCGGCAGGTGCGAGCCCGGTGTATTTGCCGCCCGTGGTGATTTTGCCAAGCACTGTGCCGGGCGCGAGCTTTCCCGCCCCAGAGGCAATGGTGACGGTTTCTCGGGTGTAATCGCGCAGAACTTCCCAGACGAGGAAGCCGCCCGCGTGTTTGGGCTCCGATAGTGTGGTCATGATGCGTTAGCCTTTCGTCTTGAAGGTACGGGCGATCACATCGCCCCAAGGGTTCGTTGTGGTGGCCCGGCCAGGTTGGGCATGGGCGGCGGTGATGTCGGGGATGGCGTCGGCCTTGGCAGAGAGCAGCCGGTTGCGGACCTCGTCGAGGCCGACGTCCTCTTCGAGGAGGCGGCCTGCCATCTGCGGCTGACCAGCTAGGCGGCAGAGATCGATCACGGCGCGTGCGTGGGCAATTGCCTCGGCGCGAACGGTCGCAGTGTCGACCATTGTGGGCTCACTTGCGGCCACGGTTGGCGCTTGCGCAGCCGATTGTTCGGGGTCAGGCTGGGTGTTGGCGTCCGCAACACCCTCGGCCTGCGGCTCCGGGGCTGCAGGCTCATCGGGTTCACCTACCGCCTCCACCACTTCCGGCGGCGCATTCCGGAACCGAGCCACATCAAAGGAGGCGGCGAGTTTCACCGGCTCGGCAATGCGGTCGATAAACCCAAAGTCCAGCGCGTCTTTGGCATCAAGCCAGGTCTCAGCCGCCATAAGCGTGGCAACTTCATCGTCGGCTTTGCCAGATTTTCCCGCATAGCCCTGGATCAAGCTGCCCTTCACCTTGTCGAGTGCCTCAGCCGTGGCGCGCATATCTTCAGCCGTGCCCATCACCAGCCCCGAAGGGTCGTGGATCATCAGGAAGGCGTTCTCAGGCATGACAATGGTATCACCTGCCATGGCGATATAGCTCGCAGCCGAGGCGGCAATACCATCGATCCAGACGGTGATCTCGCCCACATGGCGCTTCAACGCATTGTAAATGGCAACGGCGTCAAAGACCGAGCCGCCGGGGCTGTTGAGGCGCAGATCAATCGCGCCGTCATCAGGCAGCGCGCCGAGCTCCGCCAAGAACCCTTTCGCTGTGACGCCATAAGCGCCGATTTCGTCATAGATCAGCACTTCCGTGCCCGAAGCGCGGGCACGGATCGTGTACCAAGTGTTCATGGTTTTACTCCTGATTGGTGGCGTGATCGGACGCTGCTGCGCCATCCTCTGGATCAGGACGACGCGTCGGCGTGGCCCTCGCTCCCTGCGTCTCGCCAGAGCTCGAACGATAGGCCAGCCCCAGATCGACCGCGCGTTTCGCGTCCGACGCATTCTCCCGGTCGACCTCTTCGATGTCGTAGCCCGTGGCCTCGACGACCTTGCGGCGTGAGGTGAGGCCCGCATCCATCGCCAGCACCTGCGCCTGAATATCTTTGAGCGGATCGACCCAGTCCCACCGGGGCGGGATCCACTGCACGGGCCGCGCTGTGGTAAGATCGACATTGAGGGCGCCCGCAAGCACGGCGGTCTCCAGCCAACGCCGCCAGATGGGTCGACAGAACTGATGCGCCATAACCCCATGCTGCAATTGACCAATGCGGCGGCGGAATTCGACCAGTTCGGCCCGAAGGCTGGAATAGTTCGCTTGCCGCACGTCCCCCGTAACCAAGTGATAAGGCAGACCCAGCGACGCCGAGACAGCGAGCAGCGTTCGATACTGGAACGCCTCATAGCCGCCGCCCACATCGGCGGGGCTCGAGAACTTCACATCCTCACCCGGTAGAAGCACCTGCATCGTGCCCGGCTCTAAACTGGCCAGCGCCGCGCCATCAAGGTCCGCCTCCCCCTCCCCCATCATTGGGTCTTCTGGCGCTGTCTTGGTGATGAAGCCCGCGAACATTGCCGCAGTTTTCTTCCGGTCGAGCTCAGCGTCGTCGTATTGGTCCAAGAGGAACAGCCGCACCATAGCAGGCGCAACATGCGGCAGACCCCGGATTTGCCCCGCATCAATGGGGCGGTAGATGTGCAGCACCTCTTCTGCTGGCACGCGCACTGTGTCGGGCACCGCGACGCGTTGATCCGTGCTGTCGCCCGGGTGACGGCGGCGAAAGTGATAGGCCACCCGCCGCCCGATCAGGTCGAATTCGATCCCGCAGCGGATGCGGTTGCCGTTTGGGTCCGTTTCCGTCTTCTCAAAGGGCAGCATCTCGGATTGCAGAAGCTGCAACTGCAGCGGCACAAGCATCCCGTCTTCCGCCCTTCGCGGGCGCAAGCGCACGAAGCATTCGCCCGCGACAAACATCTCCCGCGCAACCATGGCCTGGAGGCCGTAGAAATCGGTCAGCCCATCGGCATCCGCCTCATCCGTCCAAGCGAGCCAGAGTTTCTGGACCTGATCACGAAGATCAGCATCACCGATCAACGAAGACGGTTTGATGCCGTCGCCGACGAGATTGGCCGCGAAGGCTTCACAGGCATTCGCCGCATAGCCATTGGTCACCACCAATTCCCGCGAGCGGGCCAGCAATCGCGGTCCACCCGAGGCAACCAGCGCGTTGATATTCTCCAGCGGCGGGTTCCAACCGCGCAGCCGGCGCTTGGCCATCGCCCCTTCCAGACGCGCGCGCATGGCTTCAGGGTCGCCCTGCTTGGGGCGGCGAAACAGGTCGAAGAGTCCCATACGTTCAGAGCCCCTTGGCCGTTGTCACGCGAACATGACGCACAATGCGCCGCCCCTCGGCAGCGGCGATTTCGCGGTCCAGGGCCTCGATAGCTCGGTCGATCTCGGCGACAGAGCGATAGTCGACCGTCTTACCGTCGTAGCTCACTCGCGCCACACCAGAGGCGCGCTGCGTTGAAAGTACCTCGCGGCGTAGACGAAGATCGGTAATTGTCGGCATCCGAATTGACCTCCCTCATTAAATTGCTTCAATAGGCGCAACAATTGAGAGTTCAGCCGACACCATGACCCCAGATGAGATCATGCGCGATCTTGCGCGCGACGACATTTTCCCCAAAGCCGCAATGGCCGAGGCCAGCGACAAGCGTGATGATATGGCGCCTGTTTTCATCGATCTCATCGACCGTCTCACGCGGCAACGCATTCGCGATATGCAGGCTGATGACGTGATGGCACTCATTCCCATCTTCCACTTGCTTGGTGAATGGCGTGAGCCGAGCGCCTATCGGCCATTGCTACAACTGCTCCGACGCCCCACCCACGCTCTCGAGCACCTCCTCGGCGACGCAGTGACCGAGACCAGCTTTCGCGTCATCGCAGGCACATTCGATGGTGACTTGCAGCCAATCTTTGAGGCAGTCGAAGACGATAAATCTGATGACTTTTCCAGAAGTTCTCTCCTCGATGCCCTGGTCTTGATTGCGCAACAGCACTCCGAACAACGCGCGGTCATTGAGGAGTACTTCCGGACGTTCCGTCAACGCTGCCCTAAGGCACAGACTGATGTGCTCACCGGCTGGATTGAAGCTATTGCTGCTCTCGGCATTCCTGACATGTCGCAACCTGTGCGCGATGTGTTCGATCAAGGTTTGATCCCAAAAGAATACTGCAACTTCGAGCATTTTCTCGAGGATTACGAAGCCACGCTAGCTGCCAATGGCACGCTAGTGGGCCAGCGTTACCAGAAAGCTCTGATCTCAGATGCGATCGACGAACTTTCGAAATGGCACAGTTATTCCGCAGAATACCTCGCAGAACAAAATCGGCTCAAAGCCGATAATCTATTGCGGGTTTCGCCATGGACCGAGGCTTTTGTGAACGCCGCAGATAAAGTCGGTCGTAATGACCCTTGTCCCTGTGATAGCGGCAAAAAGTTCAAAAAATGCTGCCTGCAGTGATGCCACCAATAAACCCATTTCTTTCTTAGCCCATGTATGTTGACCGCGCGACGTAGCGGACCTTTGCTTTGCGCGTCGGATTCTGTGCTTTGGTAACGGCCCTGCCCTTTGCCTCAGCGACAGCGAACTGTTCGGCCAATTCCTCCCACCGCGCATCAGACCAGCGGTCAGCCCCGAGAATCCAAGCCGCAGCTCGGGCATAAACCCGACAGTCGAGGGCTTCGTTGCGTTCCCGCAGCTTCTGCCATTCGAGCTTCGCAAAGCCGCGCTTGTTCTTGATCGTGACCAGTTGCTCGGCCGTCAACTGCTTGAGCCATTCGGCGTCGACCCAGCCCGGTAGATGGAGAAAGCCGGGAGGAAACCTCTCCTCCGCCGCCGGGCTGCTGACCTCCGGCGGATCGAGCCGCAGGAAGCGATAGGTCTCGGCCTTGAAGGTCGAGGTCGCGATCGTCCACAGACGTGCCCCTCTTCGCAGACGCTTGCCCGCGATCGTCGCGTCGACAAACGTCGGCCCTGTCACTGGGCTTGCCCGATTAAAGCCCTCAAGGCCTTTGATCGGCGCCACCTGTCCAAACCCCACCTGCCGCGCCCAAGCATAGACAGCGCTGGTCTCATAGCCCGTATCGATCGCCAGTTTGGCGAGGGTCATCGAGATACCACACTCATGCTGCCATGTCCGGCCAAGCAGATCAGAGAGTTGCTGCCAGCACGCCGGATCCCCCGGGCCACCCTCAATCACGATGTGATCGATGAGCCAGCTTTGCAGGCCCCTGCCCCATGCCCAGACATCGATCTCAATCCGGTCTTTCTGCACGTCGACCCCAGCGGTCAGGAACAACCCGCCCGCCGGCACCATGCCCGCGCGCCAATCTTCCTTCAGACCCTGCAGTCGCTGCCAGTCCGGCGCCTCGCCACTTTCCATCCAGGTCTCGCCGAGCGAGGTGTTGACGAAGGTCTTCATGGTCTCGTCGCCGCCCGCGCGCGCCGAGAGAAACGCCTTGGCCATGGCTTCAAGCCGCACCCAGGGCGAATAGATCTCGTTCAGATGGAAGCCTGCAGTCCCATTGAATGGCGCGTCTGCGATCCAGCGGCCCTTCGAGATGGCTGCCCAGCGGGTCTCATCCTTCCACGCGGCATCGCACTCGGCGCAATGGTAGCGCGCGGTTTCTGGACGATGGCCGCCATTCTCGTCCTTGTCCCATTTGACCTGTCCCCAGGTCAGGATTTGGTCGTGGCCACAGGCCGGGCATGGCACCCAGAACCGCCTCTGGTCGCTCTCCTCGAATGCCGCCTCGATCCGGCTCGCGCCCTTGTTCGTCGGCGTGGACACCAGCACGATCTTGCGGTTCCAAAACGTCACTGTCCGCTTTTTCGCGAGGTTGACCGGGTCCCCCTCAGCCCCTGCGCTGAACGGATAGCGATCGACCTCATCGCACAGCAGCAAGCGGATCGGCCGGCTCGCAAGGCCAGAGGGCGCATTTGCGCCCACGATGGTCAGATGCCCGCCCGGGAACCGCTTGTGCAGGATCTTGTTGTTGCCGTCTCGCGACTTCGGATTAGCGATCTTATCCTGCAAACACGGCGTATCCCGCGCCATCGGTGAGAAGCGGTCCTTCGACCAGGTTTCCGCGTCGCGCTCGGTCGGCATCACCACCATGATCGGTGCCGGGTCCTGATCGATGTGGTAGCCGACGGCGTTGTTGACCATCTCCGTATTATGCGTCGGGATCATGGTCCGCCCCGCCAGATAGAGCCGGTTTGGGCTATCGACCTGAATGCAGCGCACAGGCACGCTCTCAACCGGCTCGACAGCGACAATACGGCGCCGCTCGGTTTCCGTTGTCCGCCGTCCCTCACGGGAGACCTGGCGCGCCCGCTTCCTAGACAGTCGGAACACTGGCGTGTCGTCATAGATCATGAAGGAGAACCGCGTCGCAGGGTTTCCAAGACGTCGTTCGCCGTCAACCACCACCGTCGGCTGTTTGTCGACGGCAGTAAACTTGATGCCCAAGGAGGCCAACAATTCGCCAAAGCCATCCGCCAGGCGTCGGTGAATGGTGATGAACTCGCAGCGGCCGCATTCCGCGATGTAGCCGTCGGTATCCATCAGCCCTTGCAGAAGGGCCATGCGCTGATCTATCGACGCGCGCAGGTAGGCGGGCGGTATGTGTTTGCCGGTTTCTGGCGTCTTCCGATCCTTCGCCAGCCCCATCTCCCGCAAGCGCAGGCTGAACGGCTTGCCCTCCTCTAGAACAGGATCAACCGCAGAACCGTGCTTCCATTGCATCGAGAACTGCCGCCCACATTCCGCGCACTTTCCATTTCCGTGGCGACCCAGCACATTCATGTCATGCCCGCGGCGGCAGATATGCGCTGGCCAAGGCAACGTCGGCTTCAGTGTCAGGATGTGCGGAAACCGCCTGTCCTTCGACGTCACCTCAACCTCCATGCCGCATGCGTGCAGATGGTCGGCGATTTCCAGATCATCACGATGACAGGTGATCTGCGAGCCGTAGCTGTGGCCGTCCCCAAGCCAGATACCAAGGGCATAGGGTGGAATCGGTAAGGCCTGTTCGGGCAGCTGCAGCGCACCGGCCACAGGGATGGCATATCGGTTCCGCTTTTTCGCGCCGTAGTAATGCGCGGTTTCAGCAATCTCCTTCGTCGTCAGGACCGCCCGGTGGATCGTCATGGAAAAGGTCCCTCATCGCGTCCTGCGCGCGCACTGGTGTGTCGCTGTCAACCGCCCAGAGGTGATCGGCATCGGCGATGATCGAACTGCCGTCTGAAAACCGCACGCGGTAGCAGCGCCGATTGAGCATCACATCCGTGGCGCCCGTGACGCGGCACGGCGCGCCAGTTTCGTCAAAAAGGATGTCGCCCACCTGTACGTCGGCCATCGTGGTCCAGCCGGTAGGCGTCGCTAGCGGCGTATCGAGCGCCAGCGCCTTGCCCACCTGTGAACTGGACATGATCACGACGGTTTCGGTGGCGGCATCAGAGACCGCTTCCATGATCCCACGCTGGTATTCCGCGCGGCTCGTGCGCCACTGGCCCGGCTCGGCGCTGGCCTCAGAGCTCAGACGGCGGTTCTGGTCTGCCCAATCGCTGATCGTCAGGTCCGGCGGCGGCTTCAGAACTGCCAGTGCCTTCGCCACTGTCCGTTTCAGGATTGGCGACCCCTTCAAGATCAATGTCGGCTTCAAGTTCAATGTCTGGCTGCGCGAGATCATCGAGCACCTCGCGGATCGCAGTGCGGATCAGGGTCCGGGTATCTCCGACGGTGGGTTGGTCAAAGGCCTGTGGCGCCAGCCGATCCGGCAGCGCCAAAAGGCGGGTTCTCAGAAGCGCAAGCACGGCGATCCAGGCTGCCTCAATCTGGTCCGCTGCGATCAGCGAGTGGCGCTTTTCCTCGGCTTCCATTTCAGCGAGGTTCGCCCGCGCTCGGATGAACCGCGCACGTTCGGCGGCATAGTCTGGCGCACCGGCCTGCGCCTTGACGGCCTGGTCGCGCAGATAGCGGACATAGCCGCGCACAGAGCCGATCAGGTCATACTGCCCACGCTCGGCCTTTGGGATCACACCCTCGCGGCTCAGTTGCTGCACCCGCCGTTCCGAGAGATCGAGGAGTCGCGAGATGACGCTGATGGGTTGGGTGGCGTTTGACATAGTGCGCTCCCCCCTCCCCTCAACACGATGACACCCAGAGGAAAAACATGTGTCATTGCGGTGACTCTTGACGCGGACGTCAACCCCACGCCTTGCCCCCGGAAAGCCAAACATCAAAGCTTATTCACGAGGATTCGCCTGTATGAACCCTCGCTCCATGACGCCTCTCTGCTCGGCGTCATGTGCCTCACAACTGGGCCAGCCATGTGCTGGCCCTTTTTTATCCGCCCGCCTTTAAAGCAGCGCGGATTTGCGCTTGGCTGAGCCCAAATTGGCGCGACAAAACAGCTGGCTTAACCCCGGCCTTTACAGAAGCTTGGATCAGGTTGATCTGGGATTGCGTTAAGCCCTCAACTTTTTGAGCTGGCTTCCGCTTGGGCTGTGCGGGCTCCATTAGAGGCTTTGCCATCAAAGAATTCCGGCGATCCAACTCAGCCGTCACAGCACGCGAAAGCGCTGAAAGCTCCCCATCGGAGAGATATTTGAGCGCCACATCAAGATCATGGGGCAACATACGCCGCTCAGGAGAGCGTGTATCCTCTACATTAGCGGCCGCCTTGGCGGCATCTAAAAGCGGTGTATCTTGCGACTGCGTTTTGGACATAAGGCAAACTATCGCCGACTCCACGACGCGCAGCAAGCTGGTTAAATAGCCGCCGCAGAGCGAACGATCGCAACAGGCTGACGATCGTGAAGATCCCGCCCATAGCAAGATTTTGTCCCAACGTTGTTTGCAGCCCAAAGATCGGAAAGATCAGGATCTGCGTCACAACCGCGACGCCATAGCCGACGATCACGTTGGTGATCGCCTCGACCAGAGACATGAGGCGGGACTGGTTCATGCAGCCGCGCGCTCAGGTTTCAGGGCATCGAAGGTCATCTCGCCACCCTCAAGCACTGCCTCTTTGCCCGTGAATTTCTGCCAGCGTTGGACGGCTACATCGATATAAGCCGGGTTCAGCTCGATCCCGAGACAAACGCGGCCCGTGGTCTCGGCTGCGATCAGCGTCGTTCCTGATCCCATGAAGGGTTCATAGACCGCCTGCCCGGGGCTCGAGTTGTTTAGGATAGGCCGTCGCATGCATTCCACGGGCTTCTGCGTCCCGTGAACGGTTTTTTCGTCTTGGTCCTTGTTTGCAATATACCAGAGCGTTGTCTGCTTGCGATCACCCGCCCAATGGCCTTTGCCGGTCTTTTTGACAGCGTACCAGGCCGGTTCATGCTGCCAGTGATAATCTCCACGGCTCAGAACCAACCGTTCTTTGGCCCAGATGATCTGCGACCGGATGGTGAAGCCTGCGACCTCGAGACTTTCGGCGACTGTGGCTGCATGCAAGGCGCCATGCCAGACGTAGGCGACGTCGCCGGGAAACAGCCCCCAGGCTTCGCGCCAGTCGGCCCGGTCATCATTCAGCACCTTGCCGGTGCGCTTAGTCTTGGCGGCGCCCGCTTGGTTGCGCCAGCTCGGGTCATATTCAACACCGTATGGAGGATCTGTCGCCATAAGGAGGGGTGTTATCCCGTTCAAGACGCGCTCTACATCCGTGGCGACGGTGCTGTCGCCGCAGAGCAGCCGGTGGTTGCCGAGGATCCAGAGATCGCCGGGGCGGCTGATCGGAGCCTCGGGAGTTTCCGGCACATCTTCCTCACCCTCTTGGGGACCGGCGCCGTCCTCAAGGCTGGACATCAGTGCGTTGAGTTCATCGTCGGTGAAGCCCGTCAGGCCAAGGTCGAACTCCGCCTCCAGCAGGTCAGCCATCTCAAGGTTAAGCAGGTCCTTGTCCCACTCCGCGTTTTCGCTGGAGCGGTTGTCCATGATCCGGAAGGCCCGCGCCTGCGCCTCGCTCAGCCCCTTGGCCACATGCACCGGCGCGGTCTTGAAGCCGAGCTTGCGCGCAGCCTCGAGCCGCGTGTGCCCGGCCAGCACAACCATCGCCTCGTCCACGACAATCGGCTGGCGCCAGCCGAATTCCTGGATCGATGCCGCGACCGTGGCAATCGCCTCGGCGTTGTTCCGCGGGTTGCGCGCATAGGGAATGATCTGCTCAAGCGGCAGGTCGACAACGTCCATGGGAATGTCCTTGAATTTGGCCCGAAACGAAACGGGGTCAGCGCGCGAAACGAAATGGGGTCAGACCCCCGTTTCGTTTCAAAGGGGTTTTACGAGCCTTCAGGCCCAGTGTTTATTGGGGTTCGCGTCAAAACGAAACGAAACGGGTGTTTTTGCCGGTGTCACTGGGAAACCCTCGCGCCCAGCCCCCCCGTATACGTTTACGGTCAGGAGGACCCGTGAAATCAGTGTGTTAGCGGATCCGATCCCAACTGGACCCTTAGCCGAAACCCGAAAGCCAGTACGGTATCCAACACGAAAAACGGGGAGAGCCGTCTTCCAACGCACTCTCCCCATCATGCCTTACGGATAGCATGGAAATGTTGCATGTGTCGAACACAAAAGTGTTGCAACACATTGGAGTCACTAGGCATTCAGCCGAGACGCGATCTTGGTGAGCGCCAGTTGCCAGCGCCGCCACGCTGTCGTGCGATCGCATCCCAACTCCCCACTGATCTGCTTCCATGGCACACGGGCGGCGCGCGACCAAACGAGCTTGCGCTCGGCCTCCTCAATCCAGAGCACCCAGTCGAAGGTCTGCTCCAGTCGGGTTATAGCGGCAGCCGACGGCCAAACCCGCATGGGCTGGGGCTCCATCGCCGCGACCTCACGCGCAGACCGCACGATGTCGGGCCAAGCGTTGAAATAGCCACGCGCCTTCACGGGTGGCAGCTTGCGCAGGGTGCGGAACGCCTCCTCGAAGTGATCGGCGACGTCGTCGGCGGTCCAGGTCTTCTTCTCACCCATGGCGCACCTCCCCCGCAGAGCGCGGCCCGTAGAGTTTCGCACCCAGCTGCTCGAGCAATTCACGCTCGGGCCAGGTCAGGCGGTGATCATCGAGCGACACTGCGAGGACGCCCTGTTCCCGCCAACCATCGCGTTTGACCTCTTCGGGCGACCGGCGTTGACCGCCATAGCCTTTTGGAAAGTAGCTCATGCGACACCTCCCCGGGTTTCGATGGCCCAGTGCAGGATGGCGATGGCGTCGGCCTCATTGTCGTCGGCCGGGCTGAAGCCACGAGCACGGGCGGCATCTACCATCGCCTGCTTAGGCGCATTGCCTTTGCCGGTCGCATGGCGCTTGATCGTTCCGACCGGCACACCCTCATACGGAATGCCCCTGAGTTCGGCCCAGCTGGTCAGCGAGGCCATGAGGCCGCCGTAGACATGTGCCGCGTCGGTACCAGCATGCCGTCGGACTTCCTCGAACCAGATCGCCGCGATCGGACCGCTGAGCCGATCCAGTTCGGTCAACCAGTTAGTGAAGCGCAGATAGCGCATCCCGCCACCATCGTAGCGGCCGGGTTTGAACGAGGTTGTGCCGCTGGCGATCAGGCCATCAAAGCTCCGCATTGCCCAGCCTGCCGTGGTTCCGAGATCGAGCGCAAGTATGCTGCACGCCTGTTCTTGTGATTGGGTCATGACGACCTCCTCTTCGTTTTGATGAGCTCGGCGAGAGAGCTGGCCGGTGAAGGCTGCGGTCTCGCCAGGCCCCGAAGTGTGGTCTGGTCATGTCAGGTGCTGGGCGGTCAGGCCGCCCGGCGAATTCTTCTTGGGTTTCAAGGCAGCCCCGATGAAGGTTTGGAGCCGCTAACCCATTGCCCTGTCTATATAATTAATAATTATTCAATTTTTAATTATTTATAGAGGGTGTGTGTATCTTTCTTATTAATCGCGCGCGTACACGTGAGGGGAATAGGTATCCCCTTGAAAGATTGAAGGACGTGAAGCACCGCACCTTTCCGTTTGGTTTCCGTGCGTTAGACATCATCATGGTTCCTTCTGAGTGATTTTTCGGCCTGAAGGATCCCGCCACGTTCCCTTCCAGCGAGCCAGCCGATAGACCATAGCTTGCTTGGTCGATGATCCCCGCATGCCGGTTGTAACATCCCCGCTCTCTATCAGGGTCAGCAAAATCTCGTCGCGGTCACGGGATTTCAGCCACTGGGAGGCGCGCGTGATCTCGGACTTTGTGATCCCCTTGACCCCGGCCGCGCGGATGATCTCCTTCAGCCGTTTCAGATACGTCTCGGTCTCGGTGTCAGCCACATGGCGCTCGACGGCCTCCATGGTACTGCTTGCGAAATGGCGCACGAAGCCGATGGCCCAGTCCGCCGCCATGAGGTCGATCTCGGGCTGCGTAGGGTTGCGTCCTACAGCCACGATCAGCGCGAGCTTCAAGGCATTCTCGCCGATGCGCGCTAGGATGGCAGTGAAGGCCGTGCCCCTTGCTGCCCGCAACTCCTCCGTCAACTCGGCGCTCAACGCCCTGAACCGCGCCCTGGCATCCTCGGTCATCGGCACGATGGTGGGATTCACGGCCGTGTTCTGGTCCGCGGTCTTGCCCGTGAGGTTGCCGCTCTGGAGCCCACCACCAGCAACCACGTGTTGCAGACCCTGGATCAACGCAGGCGGCGCCTGCCGGATGCCGACAGCGAGGTTTTCGTCGGGGTAATCCTCATCGCTCGGCAGGATCAGGAAGCGGGCTAGCGAGCCGTCCACCACGTTCGCCCCCTGCAGCGCGCCCCAGAAATGCAAAGGTGTCGTCGTGCCGTAGACGCACAGACAGGGCTGGACGATGTCCCGCCGCTCGTTAGATCCATCACGGTTGGCGTATTCAGCGCCGAGGAAGATCCCGCCAGCCGCCGTGTAGAGCTCGGTCATGTTGTCGAGGATCTCGGTGATGTGGCGCGGGCTGCGTTTCCGATCGGCCGCTGCCGACAGGAACATCCCGAACTCATCGATCTGAAACAGGGTTGCCGCCTGGCGATGCAACGCGGTCAAAAGCCCTGCGCCGGAGGCGATTTTGTTCCCGCCGAGGTGATGGGACAGCCCCGCCTCAAAGAACACTTCGTTGATGATTTCCCGCGCGTGGTTCTTGCCTGATCCACTGTCCGCGATGCCCACGATATAGAGGTTCGAGCGCAAATTGCTCTCGGTCCGGTATTGCCGCCCCATCAACGCGCCGATGGCGCAGAGACTTGCCCCGAGCGATAAAAGCGGCTGCGGGCGCCGAGCCGTCGACAGCATGTAGTCGGTCAGATTGCCAACGAGCCCTTCTGGGATCACGAGGGAGAACGGCTGATTAGCGGGCTCTTGGGCTGCGTCCCCATCATGCGCATCAAGCTTGGAGAGCAGCCCGGCCGCCGGATGGTCGCCCTCGTCGCCCAGACTGCCATCGAGGCGCAGGGATGCGTCCGGCTGCCAGCCGCGCTCCATGGCGAGGTGATAGATCGTACCCGCGCCGATCCGATCGGGTTTGAAGCTCGCCCAGGCCTTGGCCGTGGCCGCCGGCACATCCTTTGCAGCCTGCGCCGACCATTCGGCGAAAAGATCAGCGCCGGCCTCGCCGAGCGCGCCCTTCAGCGCCATGCCAATCCGCATCCAGCTGTCATAGTCGAGCTCTTCATTCGGCAGCCAATCCAGCGCCGCCTCGATTGCGGGCAATGTCCCGACCTGGCTGTGGGCACGCTGATGCTCCATAGCCGACGCTGTAGCACCGAGACCACGCTGGCGCAGGGTGTGTGGCAACAGCGCATAGGCCTCGTCCACGAAAGCTGTCGCAGCCTCGGCGGTGATCTCTGGAAGATCCGAGATATCGAGATCAGCGAGCCCCTCCTCGGGCCAGGAATAGGGCGCGCCTGTATCCGGATGATCGGCGTAGGCCAGGAACTGCTGCCCGAGACACAGGACCTCCAGTGGATGGCGCTTGATCCCCCGGAAGGGCTCGGCCGTGCGGTAGATCAGCATGCGCTTCGGGGCACGGCCAATCCGCAGCGCGGGGGTATCGCCGAAACGCTCGCGCGCCAGTTTCTCGATGCGCAGCGCCAGCTCGGCGTCCTCGGCAATGTCGATATCCACCGCCGCAACCGCGCCGCCGACGATACCGATGCCGCAATCAAGCCAGCCCGACCAGGTCGCCACCTCGACCTCGGTGGTCGGCCGCTCGGCATGACGGTTCCATTCCGGATAATCGGCCCATGCCCCGCGCTTGAACTGCCCGGGCTTCTTGGTGCCTGGGGCGATCGGCAGGATGGCATAGCCGTTGGTGACGAGCCGTGCGCCGAAGCGCGCCATGTAGGACGTGTCGGTCATTAGAAGGGCACCTCGGGGGTCATGGCGTCGAGCCGCGTGCGGTCCTTGGCGGCAAGCTCACGCAGGTGGTCGCAGTAGCCGGTGACGACCGCGTCAAGAAAGCGGTCCCATTCGGCTTCGGTCAGGGTGGCGAGATCGGACTTACCGATGCTCTCGAGATATTCGCCGCCCAACTGGCCGCCGACGGTCATCGCCTCGCTCTCGTTCGGGGTGGGATCAATCATGCCCTTCCTCCCATGGCAGATGTCTTGGCAGGCGCGGCTGCAGAGCTGCTTGCGGCTGGCATCCCGCCGGCGGTCGGAGAGACGGAAGACTGGATTGAACCAGCCGAAGCCCCGGGGCTCACGGTGGCAGACGGCGCAGAGGGCTGGGTGGGCTTGGCGCATGGGGCGAACCTGTAGCCGGAGATTTCGAAGTAGCGGCCCGAGGGGCGGACCGAGATTCCGCTGGGGCGCGCGAGGCGGCTCACCTGCGCGATAGCCTCATCCACGCTGAGCGGCACGGGCAGCCCCGGCGCACGCTTCCGCCACCATTCGGCGGCCTTCTGGCGCGCATAGCCCTGATGCTCGAAGCAGATCCATTCGTTGTAGGTGGTGAGACCGCAGCTATAGGTGACCTTGAGCGTGGGCCGCCCGCCGCGTTTGTCGTGACGGCTGTAGGATACGCCGCTCACCTGCAGCCATTGAGACGCTTTTGGGGACAGGACCGGCAGCGCGGCTGCAGTCGGCGTAATCTTCACCTCACGGGCCGGGAAGACATAGCCACAGTCCGGACACTCGGTCGCCGAGAGCGCGACAATGCTTTCGCATTCCGGGCAGACCTTGGTCGGCGCCTCACCATCGCCGCCGTCTCCAGGACGCTTCGGGCGGACGAGATCGATCGGCCCGTGAAGGCGCACATTGCCGGCAAAGTCGAGAACGAGGCAGTTTTCCTTGCCCGGTGCCAACCGCGTGCCCCGGCCAACCATCTGGACGTAAAGCCCGGCGGATTTCGTGGGGCGCAGAAGCGCGATGAGATCAACCGCGGGAGCATTGAACCCGGTGGTCAGCACGCCCATCGAGGCCAGCGCCCGGATCTCTCCACGTTTGAAGGCGCCGATGATGCTATCGCGCTCATCCTTCGGCGTGTCTCCGAAAATCGTCTCACAGCTGATGCCGCGCCGCCGGAACTCTTCGGCTACATGTTGGGAATGCTCGACGCCCGAGCAGAAAGCGAGCCAGGACTTCCGGTCTTTGCCGTGTACCATGATCTCGGCCACGGCCGCTCGCGTGATCGCCTCCTGGTCGACCGCCGCCGCCAGATCGCGGGCAATGAACTCGCCAGCACGGGTGCCGACCTTCGACACATCGAGCCGGGTGACAGGTTGCTTGGAGATAAGCGGGCTGAGATAGCCTTGGTCGATCAACTCCCGGACCGGCGCCTCGTAGGCGATGTCGGTGAAGAGCGCGTTCTGCCCCTCGTGCAGCATCCCGCAGTCGAGGCGGAATGGTGTGGCGGTCAGCCCGATCACCTTCAGCGCCGGGTTGATCTCCTTCAGTGAATCGAGGAAGCGCCGATACATCGTGCTCGATTTGCCGGGGATCAGATGCGCCTCGTCGATCAGCACGAGATCCGTGTGGCCAACCTCCTGTGCGCGGCGGTGGATCGACTGGATGCCCGCGAACAGGATCCGCGCCTGCGCCTCGCGCTTGCCCAGACCCGCCGAATAGATGCCCGCTGGCGCGTCGGGCCAAAGACCGATCATCTCGGCATAGTTCTGCGCGATCAGCTCGCGCACATGGGTCACGATCAGGATGCGCTGATCGGGCCAGGCCTTCAGCACGCCTTCGATGAAGGCGGCCATGACGAGGCTTTTGCCACCCGCCGTCGGGATGACCACCAGCGGATTGCCGATGTTAGTTTGGAAATAGCCGTAGATCGAAGATATCGCGGCGTTTTGGTATGGGCGCAGGGTCAGCATGGCGCGGCCTCCGTGGTACGGGCGTCATTTGACCAGGAGGAGCCATCGGCCATGCGGTAGGTGACGATGTCGTCTCCCGCATCGATGACCTCACCCGGCACGAGATCGGGGACGAAGAGGTGTTTGTCGCAGGCCGCACGCTGCTCGGCCGGAGCCAGCATCCGGTCGTGGCGGGCGCAGTGCCACCCGCCGTCGATCGGCGTCGCGTGCAGGCATGATCGGCAAGTTACGGCAGCACCGCCACCTTCGTGGCAAGCAGCATGGTGATCGCAGAAACGGCATTCAAACCAGGCCGGGTCCTCGCTGATCCGCGCCGGCGGATGCTGCGCGAATATGATCCGGCCGGCTTTCTCCAGAAGCCTCTCGGCCATGGCGCGGTCGACCTTGATGCGTTCGATATGCAGCGCGTCAGTATTCTTGCAGACCGCCATGTAAAGCGCCCGGGTGATTCCGGTCAGGTGCATGTAGATCTGCATCTGCGCCGCGTGCTGCGGCTTCGACAGCACCACGCCTTTCGCGCTCAAATCAGAAAAGCTCTTAACGCCATGTGTCTTGAACTCCAGCACATGCCAGGTTTTCGGCGCCTCAAGCAGACCGAGCGCGACGCCATCCAGCGAGCCACCGAAATGACCTCCATGGGCCTCCACGCGGACTTGACGTCCTGTTTCTGGATCCACTTCCAACACGGTCGCACCGGTGGCGCGCAGGTTGCGGACCATACGATCCTCTTCCAGCTGGCCTGTCTCGAACAAACGCAACAGCCGGCCGGAAAATCGTGACGGCGACACCCAGCGGAAATCATACCAGAGCGCGCGTGCGCAGGATTTACCGATGATTGATGCGCCGAGGTGATCACGGAAACCATCGCCCTGGCGGGCCTCGTAATCGGCGTATATCGCCGTCAGTGTCGGCGTGGGGGCTTCGGGAAGCTCTGCCATCACAGACCCTCCCGTTCGCTGCGCGCCTGCGCCTCGGCCAGAATGCTCTCCCAGGCCTCAGGGTCATGGCGTTCGCGCAGGATGCCGATCAGCGCGTCCTTTAGCTTTTCGCGGCGACGGCGGCCGGTGCCTTGGGCCAAGAGTTCCGCGCGCTCGCGGCACAGGTGGCGAAGGGCCGTGCGGGCCCGGTGGAACCAATCCGGATCGATCGGCTTCTGGCCGCGCTGGCGGGCAAGATCGGCCGTCGCGATCTGCGTGCGGATCTTGGCGATGGCATCGTCGAGTTCGATCAGCCGCCGCTGATCATCAGGCAAGCCGGGGCTGTTCACGGCCACGGGGGCCGCGTTGGTCATGTCAGTCATGGAAATATCCTCAGGTAGGGTTACGCGCTGCCGCGTCAGTCAGGGCGCAGGGCAGCGCGAAGGCTCAGCCCTTCTTGTTCCAGGGCGCGGAAGCCATCTTCGGCGGCTCCGATGGGGCGGTTGAATTGGCCGCAGGCTTCGCCATGTGGGCGGATGGGGCTGCATCCTTTTCGGGAGGCAGATAGGCAATCGCGTTGCTTTCTCCATATCCGTTCTTCGGAGGCTTGATCTTCACCTGGATCGTCATCGGGATCAGGTGCAGTTCCTCGCTGTCGCTGACATGCATCCGGCCCGTCGCATGGCAGATTGCCGACAGCGTCCGCTGTGCGATCTCGACCGTGGTGGGGTTCGGATTCACCAGGTTCAGCTGATCAAAGATCTTCCGGCCCTTATGCTGGCCATCCAAAATATCCAACATCAGCCAGAGAAACTGACCCATACCGTTGCGGGTCACGCGCATCTCGCTCTCGACGATCTGAGCGCGGTATTTACCTGCGGGCAGCAGCTCATAGGGGGTGGTGGGTTCAACGCTGGTGGCGTCAAATGACGTATCAAAACGTGCCATGGTCATATCCTTTCAAGGCAATCATTGGGATTGGGGCATGGCTGCGAGGAACTCTGACCACGAAAGCGGCAGAGTGTCCGGCAGGCCGTAACGGTTCTTGGCGAGAAAGGCGGGGCGCTCCTCGGTGTGCATGACGCGCGCACCGGACCCAAGCGCCCGGGTCACCTTCTTGTTGAAGCCGACATCGGATTTGGCGACCGAGATCTGGTAGTTGGCAAAAAGCACCACATCAGAATGCTCCTGCAGAAGCGCAGAGGCGCGGGTCTGCAGCTTGATCACATACCGGTCGTAAGGCTCATGCTCAGGGCTGTCGAAACGCTTGATGTCGGTATGGGCGATCTGGATGACCACCATGCCCTTCCTGTCCCGTAGCGCATTCAGCTTGTCGAGATATTCACGCCAAATGGTCAGCCCCTCGGCATAGCCCTTGCCAAAGCCCGGGGTTTCGATCGACTGCCAGCCATTGCGTTTGCACGCCTCAGCCCAGATCAGCGGCTCAAG